TTGTAGCCCATCATCTCCTCCCGATGAGTCATCGCCCCCCCGGCCCGTCGAAGGCCGAGGGAGCGAAGCTCACGGTGTGGTCACCTTCGGCTAACTGTTAGCCCCGATGGTGGAGGTTGTCTCGATGCGGTACAAAGCCTCACCGCGGAAGACCCCGTAGCCGCACATGGCGTACCAGCCGATGGGCTGGAAGCGCCGCAGGCGATCCGTGACCGGGCCAAACTCGACAGTCGGATCGGGTCCGTACATTGTCGAGTAAGCCTTCGCGAGGGCCTGCTGCCCCATGATGAGCGTGCCGTAGACATCGTTGGTGGTTGAACCACCATCGGTGACGAGCAGGGCTCGAGCAGTGGAGATGAACCGGACACCATCGAAGGTGCCGATCTCGCCGCTGCGGACACCAGGGGCGTCCTGCCGGATCTGGAAAGACCGAAGGTCAGCCGTGCCGGTGGCACCGATGAAGTCGTAGGCCACATCCGGGTGCATGAACCCGACGTAGGAGCCGCCGTCCCAAGTGGGGACCGCAGATCCACGCAGGGTGGCAACTGCTTCACGAACCGAGTTGGAAGTGAGGTTGTTGCTGGTGAGCAAGGCTCCACGGCTCGACTGCCCGACGTACTTGACGTTGGTGGTGTCGGCGTAAGCGATGTCTGCGACGACCTGGTCGAGGCTGTCGGCTGCGTTGTAGCCGATCAGATTCGCGAGGTCTTCGTTGATGTTGAGGAAGGACTGTCCTCGCAGTGCGGCCGTTGTCTCGGTCGCGTTGCCGTACTCGGTCAGGTTCACAGTGACCTGAGAGTCGGCAGCCGCAACGGGAGTTACGTCGCTGGTTTCCGTCAGTGCGGATGTTGCCTGCGCCAGATCGGTGTACTTCGTGAACGTCACGCCCGAACCACGATGCGACTGCCGGGTGGCACGCACGGTGGCATAGTCCTCGTGAAGAGGCTGCTTGCGAAACGCGAAGTACGCCAACTGCTGGAAGGCAACCTGGTCTGAGCTCAGTGAGCTCTTCTGGGTGTATGCCATGAGTTGCTGTTACCTCGAAAGAGTTGAAAGGGTTAGAGAGGTATTCAGCCCTGCACGTTGAACTCGAACCCCTCGGACTTCATCAGAGCCTTCAACTCGTCAGAGTCCGTGGTGGAGGCGATCCGGTCATTGAGTCCGGGGTTCGCCACCGGCTGGCCTTCGAGGCCGGCGTCTGCGACTCGTTGCTGTGCCGCCAGTTCCTCACGGAACTGACCCGGAGCCTGGGTTCCTCCACCGGTTTCATCAATGAAACCGGCTTGTAGAGCCGCTTGCCGGATGGACTCAGCGTCGACCTCGCCCTCGTAGCCCTTCACAAAGTAGGACTGTCGGGCATCGGCCGGGTCGATCCCTGCTTGGCGAAACGCATCGTTGCGTTTCAACCCTTCAAGTTCCGACTCGAGTGCTTCTGCTCTGGCTTCTGCGTCTGACGCTCGGTCCTCGAGGACTCTGCGAAAGTTGCGCTTTGGTTCGCCGTCGTTATCAACGATGTCGGGCTGGTTTGCCTCGGTCATCTATGTCCCTCTCCAGTAGCCGTTTCGCACCCAAGTCTTGGAGGTCGACCGGGCGGTCGGTTGCACCAACAGCTCGCACATGAGATGAACTCATGCGGCCATTCGGCGTCTGAAGACCACGATAGCATGCAAATCACACGCATGTAACGCGGTTGGCTAAATGAACCTAACGTGCGGTTCCGAGGCCCACGAATCCGGTACGACCCATTGCGGGACCGCCGGTCTTGGAGAACCCTGCCAGGCGTCGCTGGCGACGCTCTTCCGTTTTGCGACGGGCCTCTTCGTCCAGTCCGAACTCTGCTTGGACAAGTTCACCGGTCGTCAAGTCTGACGTTTCAGACGCGGTTTCTTCTCCAAGGGTGGAACCGGCTACCGTTCGAAAACCTCCGCGAGCCTGAGTCTCAGTGATCCCCGCGCGTTGAATCTGCTCGGCGGTCTGGCGGGTGATTGGGCCAACCCCGGTTGTCACAGATGCTGCGCCAATCCGGGCGGCACCAAACCGTTCCCGCTCTTCAAAGATTGATGTGGCTCTCTCTGGGTCCAAATAGTAGGCGGTCAAGTCTTGTGCTGTGATCTGATAGTAGTCGCGAAGTTGGTCGAGAACTTCAGGGTTGGTTGCGTCGGCAGCTTCAGCGGCAAGGCCGGCTCGTTGCGAGAACTCTTGCGGCGACACATCGCCTTCGATGAGGGCACCGAAGTCTGAGGCGTCGTCGTAGAAAGTTTCAGGTAGCCCATACATGGACAAGATCCCTGCGTATTGGCGTTCCAGGGCGACGTAGGTTTCTTCGGAAATGGCACGGCCGGCGGCAGCGAGTCCTTGCATTGCCGGGAACCTGTCGGCATACGCTTGCGACGTTTGCACGCGTGCCCACACGGCATCCATGTTGGCGGTGCGTTGCCATGTCCCGATCAGATCAAGGTCGGTGTCGGTGAGTAACCCTTCGAGGCCGTAGGCGGTGAGGGCATTGGTGATGATCTGATTGGCTGTTTCAGTCATGGTCAGGCTGCCTTTCCGAACTTCTTGCCGATGTAGTCAGCGAACCGGTAGGCGTCGTTGGTTGCATTCGTTGTCGTCTGCCAGTCTTCGAGGCCGCGGACGTACTGTCCGGTTTCTGCAACGGACATCACGCGGGTGGTGCCGTCGTCGTTCTGTTGCTGCCAGATCGGCTGGAACCTCGGGTCGGTCATAAAGTCGATGCTGGTGGCGTCGATCTCGAGGAGGCGTGCCACTTCCTGGCGTAGCGGGGCGACGATCTGACGGGTTGAGTAGCCCTGCGAGATGCGTGCCTCCATCGACGGGAACGACGATTGCGCCAACGCTGCGATGTCGTTGCGGATACCCATTTCGGTGGCGTCGCCGAGGTACAGGGCGCGTGCCCATTCGTCTTTGGTGGTGTCGTCTATGAGGTGGTCTACGAAGTAGTCGCCGGCTAAAGCGTCGATGATGGCGTAGTTGTCTTCGACTGCTCCGCCGGCTTGGCCGGGTGCCCATTCGGCTTCGAGGAGCATGTTTTGGTTGATCTGGTAGTCGGACCAGTTTTCGACATGGGCGGCGCGGGCCATTTCGCGGACGCGGTCGTCTGCGATTGTGAGGCCCAGGCGGGTTGCGGCACGGTGCAGCATGTCTACTTGGAGGTCGAGGAGGCGTTCGGCTTCTGCCGGGTCGGATGCTTCCAGGAGTTGGTGGTTGCGTTCGTTGGCGTCGAAGTCGTCCCACCAGTCGGTTCCTTTGATGGCTGCTTCGAGGCGTGCGAGGCCGGTGGCGTTGTCGTACCAGCCTTCTTCGGCGGCTTGGCGCAGGATTGGGCCTAGTTCTTCGTGGTTGAGCCAGCGTGCGCCGTATCCGTAGGCGGCGGCGAGGTTGGCGATGTCTTCGTCGGTGACAATCTCGTCGGGGGGTTCTGTCGGGTCGCCTTCACCCGGGCGAGTCCCCAAGAGTGTCGCCCAACCGTCGGCTGAGATTGCTATTCCGGAACCGCCGATGGACACGTTGAACGCTTCCATCGCTGCCTGTGTGAGCGGCCCCGTGATTCCATCTATAGGTCCGGGGTTGAACCCGGCAGCAGACAGGGCTTCTTGTAGCGCCTCAACTGTGCCCCACGGGCCGTCTGCCGGGTGTGTGCCGTCAAGGTTCAGGCCGGTGCCGTCGTCACCTGTGGTGTCGTCAAGAGCCGCGCCTGACTTCGCCGCCGACGGCACATCAGCATTCGCGAGCTGGAGCGCAAAATCCTCCGAATACCCCTCGCTCAAATAGAAATCATACTGAGCCTGGTGAACAGCAGCGTCTGCCATAGCCGCCGACACCTCTTCAGAAAGACCAGAATCCAACGCAATGTTGTAGGCACCCTGCCATGCCGAATGGGCACGCACAGCGTCCGTGTTAGCCGAAAGGGTCGTCAAGAGTTCCGACCAACCGTCGGTTGAGATTGCTGTTATCGCTGCCTGTGTGAGCGGCCCCATAATCCCGTCTATGGGACCGGGGTCGAACCCGGCGGCGCGGAGAGCTTCTTGTAACGCTGTGAATGAACCCCACGGGGCATTTGATGTAGCGCCGGGGGTATAGAAGTCGTCACCTGTGGCAGCGGCCAGCTCCGCCAGTCGTTCATTCAGGGAGCCGCTGAACTCCATGTCGTCACCTGTGGTGTCGTCACCTGTGGTGTCGTCGGGTGTGGTGTCGTCGGGTGTGGTGTCGTCGGGTGTGGTGTCGTCGGGTGTGGTGTCATCCTCCCCGTCAGACCATCTGACATCGGCCATCAGCGTGTGGTGCTTCGTCAACGCCATCCAAAGGGTGTCATCAACCTCGCCAGAAGCCGTCAGCGTGTACCCCGACGAAGGATCGCTTTCCAGCGCCGCAGCGAAGTCGCCTGAGCCGCCGTGGATCATTTCCCGAATCTTGGGATGGGTCAGCAGATCGGTCTGATACTTCTTGACCGCCGCTTCCGTCTTCGGGCCGTAAATGCCGTCAATCGGACCCGGGTCGTATCCGAGTTCGGTCAGCGTCTTTTGGAGAATGCCGACAAACTGCCCCTTGTCACCACGTTTCATAACTGCTGCCTCCCGACCCGATTCGGGTTTGTTGCCACAGCCGAGTGCCTGCTACCAATCTTTGACATAATCCACGGATGGTCCGGGTCGATCTCCACCCCATGCTCACCTGAGAGTTTCCTCACCCGGTCAATATCTGTAGGGCTTCGATACCCCACGATTGCTGCATCACCCGAAACAAACGGCGATCCGGCTGGTGGCCCCATCGCTTCAGCCAACTTAGGATTGGTCTTTTGCAAGTTCCGATATAGATTATCGTATTCCTCCTGGGTGAACCTATCTTTGAGAACAACGAACGGTTCCCCTCCAGCAACCTCGTCCTCGGGTCGGTGGAGGTTTCCTCCACGATCCATCCATATCCCTTGCTGCTGGTACATCATCTCCTGTATGGCCTGCGATCCGATATGCACCGCCCACGCACCTATTCCTATAGCCCTATGCCCCATCATGGTGCTTAGTTCCACAGGCCCCTGGAAGGGACGAGTTATAGCATCGGCGGTATCCGACATCCATTGGAACCGTTCCCCTACAGACTTATCCTCCCAGTTGACATCGAAGTCCTCCCACCTTATTTTGATTTTGTCCCACAATCCGGGCTGAGGTTGGATACCTCGCTTCGCAGGATCTTGATATGTGTGACCGTAGTAATCGTTGCGTGCGTCCAATATCTCGTCGTCTGAAGGAGGCCCGAGATCCCAATCAAAGTCGCCTTCGTCGGCGCTGGTTGGACCCTGCAAATCAAGAAACTCCCATCCGTCAACTGGTTCTAGGCCAGTATTCACTGAACCAAAGTCAGGGAAATCTTCCAGCAATCCCGCTAGCCCAGCCTTCGGACGAGTTGTCTGGACTGTCAGTGGTTCGATTTCAGGCATCTTGTCATCGAAGCCAGTCCAAGGAACAGTAGTAGTAGGAGGTGGGGTTGTCGTTGTAGTAGGTGGAACCGTTGTTGTAGGTGGAATCGTTGTCCCCGGCGGCGGAGCCGTAGTTGTCGGCGGTACCGTAGTTGTCGGAGGAGCCTGCGTAGTGGTAGTAGTCCGTGGCGGCTTCGTCCACGTAGTCACAGGGATTTCTTTTATTGGGTCGGGGTCTGTTGTCTCTATTGGGATCTCATCAAACGGAATCGGTTCATCTACCTGAGCTTCTTCCGGGTGCTCAGGAGCATCATGGAACCCCGCCGCCACCATTACATGATCTTCATACAGGTCGTACCACTGAGGTTCGTAGTGAGCAAGGTCAGCAAGGAAATGTGTGCGGTACGCAAACAACGCAAGCCAACCCTCGTCGTCCCTCAAACCATTTGGGAGATTCGTTGTCCCTCCCCAAAAGTTCTGTTCTTTCCAAGGCAGTTCTGCCCATTGGCGAGGAGAAAGAGGGTCACCTGCATCGTCTGTTCTTAGCGGCGGGTCAGGGGGAAACGAGTTGACAAAAAAATGGATCGCAGTCATCAAATAGTGATGGCCGTCTGCGCCTTCTTCCCAGTACCGATCCATCTTCTCAGTGAACCCGGCAGCCGTCCCCGGAGTCAGTATCACAGGCATATTGAAGTCTTCCAGCCACAGCCGGAAGTCCCTATATGTAGGCGCAGCATGAGGTTCAAACGGTGTCGTTGAATCGTCCCGCGCCTGAGTCCCGCTACTCTTATGATGTGCAGGTAGATTAGCCATTAGGAATCCTCAAGCTTCATGTCAGTGCCCCTTCACAATCTGCTCAAAGACATTCAACGTCCGCTCCATACCACGGGCCTTCACCTCGTCACCCGCCACAAACCGGTACGGTTCCTCAAAATCTCGAGCGTCGTAACTCTGCCCCTGGTCTTCGAAGCGACGACCAATCGCGATGGCAGCCCTGCGTTCCGGTTCGGTGGCTCGCCGGCCCAGCAAACTCTTCGCCATCTGGTCGGCCATCCCCACAATCTGCCCCTCCGTGGCTCGCCTCACTTCGGGCTGTGCCTCAACGAACTGCGACCTGTCTGCCGCAGGCAACGCAGTCAACGGGTTCATGTTCATCGCGCCGTAGTGGATGATCGCGTCAACCAGCGCAGACCTTGTGTCCCGTGGGTGGTCGCTGATCTGATGGCCGTCGACTCCGCTGCGGTAGTGCCCGCCGGCAAAGAGGCGTTCCCGAATCGATAGTTGTTCCTCTGGTGGGGCATCGACGTAAGCCTGTACAACGTCGCGGACTGTCGT